AAACTGCAAAAGCCCACATGAGTGAAGAACAGATCGCATCCGTGAAGCAATTATGGGAGCGGACATAAAGCGCCCGTGCGGCTTCCGTGCGGCGCTGGTGAGGGTGCTCGTGCGGCTTTTTTGCGGCAAAACTGCTGCAAAAATAAGGCTGAAATGAGGCTCCTGCTGAGATTACCCGTCTGATATGATTCTGTTACCGGCTGAAGAAGCCGGAATGGAACCGGACGGGTGATCTTATGGGCGGCTGTATGCCGGCAGGGGCGCGGCTCCTGCCGGGACTCTTATTTTCGTTTTTACGGAGCGCGGTTGTACGCGCCCCGTATGCCCTGCGGCCTATTCCGGATGCGCCGCCCCACCACAACTTCATATCGCCCCATTCTGCCCGCAGCAATCATGCTGCGGGCTTTTCTGCGTCTTTAGGGCTTCATTGCCGTTCTCCGCCTCCGTGAATTTGAAATTCCCACATTTCAAATTCACGGAGGTTTTTTTATGTATTACAACACGAAGGCCAGCGGAGCGCGGATTCGTGAGCTTCGTCTGGCGAAAAAACTCGACCAGATAGAATTAGCTGAACTGCTGAACGTCTCCCACGGCTACATCAGCCGTATTGAATCCGGTAAAAAGGGCTGCTCTGTCGATCTGATGATTCAGATTTCTGAGATATTTGGGACATCTCTGGATTACCTGATTCTGGGCAAGTGCCACGATGTTCTGGATGCTGCCCATCTGAAAGAAAACATACAGCAGCTGATTGAAGATTTGGAGCACTTCCGGGCCAAGTTATAGGCCGTGTTCCCATTGGTGTTAGTGATGTTCCCAATGGTACGTTCCATTCAGAGTGCAGATTTCTTAAAATAGAATCACAGCGAAAGCTGACTGTTCCTTGAAAATTTCATAGTCATTCATCAGGTACATTCCTGCATATGTGCGAGAGCACAAGCCAGCACAGCGGTGCGCCACGACCTTCACGAGCGCGGACAACATTCAATCAGCGCAGTTTCCGTGAACGAGCGATAAAACCGGCTGTAAAAATCGGGCGGTTCCCGATCCGGCCATGACCATATGCAGGGCTAACGATACTTCTGTCCAGCCACAGCTTCTTCACGCAATGGGGGCAGCTCGGAGCGATCCTCGGAGGGGTTCAAGTCCCATGGAGCGGTGCAGCCAACCGCCGCCTGATGATTTCCCACGGCTCTGGGGTGTCGAGGACAAATTAGGGCTGTACATACCAAAACAGAAAGGAGTCCTTGCCCTTGAAGGAGAACTGGACATATCGCCGCGGCGATATCTATCTGGCAAACTTAAATCCCTATATCGGCTCAGAACAGGGCGGCACACGCCCTGTTCTTCTGCTGCAAAACAACACCGGCAACTTCTATTGCCCGACCCTCATTGTAGCTCCTCTGACAGCCCGCAGAGGTAAGAAACCACATCAGCCAACACACTATCTGCTTTCCTCCGTGAAGGGCATGGACGGTGCATCCGTCGTTCTTCTGGAACAGATCAAAACCATCGACAAACGCCGCGTGGTGCGCTATATCGGGCGTGTCAGCCGCGAACAGATGGATGGCGTCAATGAAGCCCTTCAAATCAGTCTGGGTCTCTATATCCCCGAAGAAATGGAGGCTCCGTAATGAAGTCCACGCTGCCGGTTATCCCGGATTCATACATTCCTTTATCCAGTCATAACCATGAAATAACCCAAGCAAGGAGGTATGGCATGGACGCATATACGGCATCCGACATGGATATTCGCGCCGTTGACCCTGCGGCGCTGGTGGATATCCGCGATGTGAAGGTCAACACGGCGCTCCCCAAGCGGGAGCGTATTCTGGATTTCATCCGTCAGATCGGCAATCCCTACTGCTACCGGCACGGAAAATATGTGGTCAGAGTCAGCTTTGCCGATACGGATATTTCGTTGGAGGACAGACTGGAAGCATATATCCGCACGAAGGGCTAAATCCGCGACATCCTCGACAGTTATGCACTATGCAGGTACAATTTGGGAGGAAAGGGGCTGGCAATATGCAAAACAACACAGAAACAAAAATCTGGAACGCCACGCTTTACCTCCGATTGTCGAGGGACGACGGGGATAAAGAGGAATCCAACAGCATTACCGGACAGCGGGAGCTGCTGCGGAATTTCCTCCGAACCCGCCCGGAGCTTCGGGAATACGCCGTCAGGATCGACGACGGCTTCACAGGCTCCAATTTCGAGCGTCCGAGCTTCAAGAAGATGTTGGAGGATGTAAAGGCGGGGCGCACCAACTGCATCATCGTAAAAGATCTTTCACGCTTTGGCCGAAATTATCTGGACGCTGGTGAGTATATTGAGAAGATATTTCCCTTTTTAGGCGTGCGGTTCATCGCCGTCAACGACAACTACGACAGCTTTGGCGGGAAAAACGCTTCGGACGAGCTTATCATTCCGTTCAAGAATCTCATAAACGAATCCTACTGCCGGGATATTTCCGTGAAAGTCCGCACCCAGCTTGAGGTCAAGCGCAAGAGCGGCCAGTACATCGGCGCATTTGCCGTGTACGGCTATCTGAAAGATGAAGCGGACAAAAATCACCTGATCGTAGACGAATATGCCGCAGACATCGTGCGGGACATCTTTTCATGGAAGCTGGAGGGCATGAGTCCGCAGGACATTGCCAGCCGCCTGAACCACAACGGGGTGCTCTCGCCTATGGAGTACAAGAAATCTCTCGGCATGAAGTTTGCCACTTCCTTCAAGGCAAACCCGCAGGCGGTATGGTCGGCCAACGCGGTGCTTCGTATCCTGAAAAATCCGGTCTACACCGGCGTGCTCATTCAGGGGAAAGAAACCACACCCAGCTACAAAGTGCGAAAGCGCGTCACAAAACCGGAAAACGAATGGGCGGTCGTACCGGATACCCACGAAGCCATCATTGAGCGCCGGGACTTTGACAGCGTGCAGAAGGCGCTCTCGCTGGATACCCGCCGTAGTCCCGGCGACAGCGCCGTGCAGCTTTTCAGTGGTATGGTGTTCTGTGGAGAGTGCGGCGCAAGCATGGTGCGCAAAACCGTCCCATCCGGAAATAAAAAGTATGTCTACTACGTCTGTGCAGCGCACAAGCAGGATAAATCCTGTTCTCCACACCGGATGCGTGACGAGGCGCTTACTGATATCGTGCTGGAAACGCTTCGGCAGTACATCCGGGACGTGGTAGACCTGGACGACATTCTTGCCATGACGGATACAGCCCCCTTGAGAACCGCGGAGGCCCAGAAAGTGCAGCGGCAGCTTGACAAGAAGCGCTCAGAATATGAGCGGCTTCAGAAGCTGCTCATGTCGCTGTACGAAAATCTTGCCGATGGGATTATCGACCGGGAGGAATACACAAGGCTCAAGCAGAACTATGCAGGACGCTCCGCCGAGTGCGAAAAGCAGATGGAAACCTTGCAGGAGACCATCACGCAAATCAAGGAGCACGGCGGCGAGCACCGGGAGTGGATGGCGCAGTTCCGGGAGCACCTGAACATTACGGAATTGGAGCGCAGCATTGTCGTGGCGCTGATCGACCGCATCCTTATTTACAAGGATAACCGTGTGGAAGTCCGCTTCCGCTTCGCAGATGAATTTGCATGGCAGACGGATATCCTGCGCCGGTCACAAATCAGAGAGGTGGTATGAGTGGCAAGAACCAAACGAAAGACAAATCCGGTCATTCCGGCAGCGGAGGCTACAGCACAGGCGCAGAAGCAATACCGCGCTGCTGCCTATGCCCGCCTTTCCGTGGAGGACAGTGGCAAACCCGGTGCGGATACCATCGAGGGGCAGAAAAATCTCCTGCTCCGGTTTATCGAAAACGATCCAACCCTCACGCTGTATGGGCTGTTCTGCGATAACGGACAGACCGGCACGGATTTCCAACGGCCTGAGTTTGAAAAGCTCATGGAGGCGGTCAGGCGCGGAGAGGTAGACTGCATCGTGGTCAAAGACCTATCCCGTTTTGGCAGAAACTACAAGGAGACCGGCAACTATCTGGAGCGCATTTTTCCGTTTCTGGGCGTGCGCTTCATCGCCGTCAATGATGGATTTGATACCCTCACCGCCCAACGGGGCACGGACGGCTATCTGGTTCCGCTGAAAAACCTCATCAACGAGGTTTACAGCAAGGATATTTCCAGGAAGTCCGGCTCGGCGCTGGCCGCAAAGCAGAAAAACGGCGATTTCATCGGCGCGTGGGCACCCTACGGCTACCGCAA